AAGCCAATGGCGCGTCCATCGGCAACGGGGTGGTCGTGCAGGCCAACGATGCGACCTACGGACGGGCAGCGGATGGGGCGAGCTACCCGGACGCCGAATTTGTCATGTCTGCGACGTATTCCAGCGCACCGACCGAAGGCAGCGCAATCATCCTCTGCGCCCGGCCTATCGACGTCGACGGCACGGCAGATACCGAAGTCCCGGAAGCGGGCAGGCCTGGCGTATTCATCGGCGCATTCGTGGTGAACAACGTCACCACGCTTCAGTACATGACCTGCACCGGCGTCGACGTACCGAAGCTGGCCGAATATTACCTGTACAACACCACCGGACAGACGATCCCAGCGGGCTGGACGCTCAAGGTCACGCCGAAGTCCTACTCGACGGCGGCCTGATGAAGGTTCGCCGCGTCCGCACGTCACAGCCGCAGAACCGGGTCGAAATCGACTGGTCGAATCCGATCACGCGCGGTCTTGTGTGGTGGGAAACGCCCGATAACGGGAAGATGATCCCGTCGACCATCACCGGGGCGAAGCGTTACCCTGGAGTGCGTGGAATGGGTTATGGCTTCGGCAGCGGCTTCGGGACGACCACAACCGATATTGTAAAAACGCAGTTCAAGCAACACTCGACGCTGCGCAGCTATTTTGGCATATCGATGGCAACCGACGGGGCGTCAAATCTCGGGCGGGTTTTCGACAAGCGCACCGGGGCAACGGATTCTGAAAACCTGCTGGTCGAAACCTCGGAAGGGAATAAACTGATCCGCTATGGGCGTCAATGGACAGGGCTGGCGCAGTGGTCATCACCCATCAATTCCATCGTCACCGGGCGCGAGTTCACCTGGGGCGTCAATTACGATTCGTCGGCATCGAGTAATGCCCCAGAACTGTACGTTGACGGGACTTCGCGCACCGTGACCGTGACCGCTGCCGCATCGGGAAGCCTGACGAACAACACGGATTTCTACACGCTCGGCAACCGTGACAGCGACAAGGCGCGCGGCACCATCGGCTATACCACGCTATGGCTGGTGTTTGACCGGATACTTTCCGCTGCCGAGCATCTATCACTGCATTCAAATCCTTGGCAAATCTTCAAGCCGCGCCTGCTGCCCGTGGGCGGTGTCACGGTCACGGCGCAATACGCCCGCCCGACTTCCGACGTTTCTGCCGGCACATGGACCGCATCCAGCGGCTCAGACCTTTTCGCCATGCTCGACGAATCCCCGGCGAATGATGCCGACTACATCAGCACCGTCAATGCGTCGACCTGCGAGGTCGCGCTAGGCGCCCTGACTGATCCAGCATCCAGCACCGGCCATGTCGTGCGCTACCGCATCGCGGCGGATTCGGGCGGGATCATCGTGCGTCTGCGCCAAGGATCCACCACCATCGCCACCTGGACGCATAACCCCGCGCCAAGCTCTCTAACCACCTACGCGCAAACCCTGACCGGCGGCGAAGCGGACGCAATAACGAACTACGCCGCGCTCAAACTCCAATTCGAGGCCACGCCATGATCCTGCTGACATCAACCAACGACTATATCAAAATGTACTGCTCGGCGGCATCGACCATCGAAGCGCACTGCTCCTACGTTGATCTGGATGGATCGACGGTAACGCCCGGACGGAAAAACCTGATCGCTTCGGCAGCGACGGTCTATAACTTGTGTATTTCGCCTTTCGGGACCGAGGTTCGCAACATCAAGCACATCAATATCACCAACAACCACGCCAGCGCTTCCTGTGGCGTGCGCGTGACGCATACGGATGGCACGAACGAAGTCGAGTTGATGGCGTTCACGTTGCTTCCAGGTGAAAACATGATCTTCAACGAAGAGGGTCGATGGGCACACCGTGACGCACAGGGCGCGGAATACCCGCCAGCCGGCCTCGGGTCGTACAATGGACGCACCATCGGCTTCATGAAGACCGGCACGGCAGCGGATGCGGCGGGCTACTGGTATTGCACCAGCAAGGATGCCGGCTTCCCCGGCGCATGGGCGGTCGGTACGCCGGGCGTCAATGGCCGGGTGACGGACGGCACGGCGGCGGCTGACAACGGCTGCTTTCCGATTGCCAACCCGAGTGTCGGGGCGAACTACCTGACCGAAGTGAATATGGCCTCTGGCGTCAATCACACACATCTGCTGTTCGATGTGCTGTGGGTCAATTCCGGGCTGGCTATCACGACGACCACGGCGCAGTCGATCACCACGCCGACGCTGCCGGCACGCGACATTAACGGCACGACCAACGGCGAAGGCTGTTCAATTGCCATTCTCTGCACGTCGGCGGTCGGCCTCGCGGCAGTCGCCAGCAACGCGACCGTAACCTATACCAACAGCGACGGCACCGGCAGCCGAACCGCTACGCTGTCGGCCATTGTCGGTTCGCAGGCGCCCGCTACGCCGGTTATCGGCACGTTGATCTGGTTCAACCTGCAGGCCGGCGACAAGGGCGTTCGCTCGATTCAGTCGATCACGCTCAATACCTCGTGGGTGTCCGGCTCGATCTCCCTGATGATAACCCGCGACATCGCCACCATCGGCACGACGATCCCGAATGTCAACGCGCAGAAGATCATCGGCACGCCGGGCATCCGCCTCTATAACGGCACCTGCCTGCTGCACTGCAACCTTGCCAGCGCGACGACGGCGACGTTCTACGCGGGCGAGCTGGTAGTGATGGAGAAGTAGGTGGCGAATCCGCCCGGCGTTTTCGACAAAACCGCGCTCGCTGCGAGCTGGTTCGACGAAACCGCCACGCCGGCGGGCTGGTTCGACGGCGACCTTGGCAGCGCGGCGAACATAAGCGTTCGGGTTACATGGGCTGAATTCGAGGTTCCTGAAGCAACCGGCGGCGGTTCGGTAAATGCGACGCTATCCGTTACGGAATCGAACGATACCGCGTCAGCAGCGGCGACGATTGCGCTATCGGCAACGCTGGCCACAAGCGATTCAGCCGATACGCTATCTAGTGCGGCATCGGTTCCTGTCTTAGCTTCGGCCAGCCTGACGGAATCAGCCGATACGATCAGCAGTGCGGCAAGCGTCATTGTTGCCGGCACGGTAGCAAATACGGATGCGCCGGATACTATCTCGGCTTCCGGTGCTGTCGCCATCAGCGCAACGCTGGCGCATACTGAAGCGGCTGATACCGTATCAAGTGCGGCAAATGTAGCAATTGCGGCGACACTCGCAGTCACAGAATCGGCAGATACTGTTTCCGCCGTGGCCAGCGTTCCGCTTTCGGCAAGCCTTGCGGTTACGGAGTCTAGCGATTCGCTGTCATCTGCGGCAACGATGGCGCTTGCCGCCAGCCTGAGCGTTACTGAGTCAGCAGATACCGTTACATCATCGGCAAACATCATTGATGGCGTCAATGCCACACTGATCGTTACCGAAAGCGCCGATACCGTATCATCCTCGGCATCGGTTCCGCTATCGGCCAGCCTGAGTTACACCGAAGCGGCGGATAGTGCATCAGGCACGGCAACGGTCACGATCAATGCCACGGCGACACTGACCGAAACCGGCGATTCTATATCTGGCGTTTCCGTTGTCGAAATCACGGCAACCGCATCGCTTACGGAATCGTCTGATTCGCTGTCGGCAGCGGCAACGCTGGTCGACGGCGTCAGTGCCTCGCTGAATGTTACGGAGTCGGCGGATACACTGGCCGCCGTCGCTAATGCGGCAATCGCTGCGGTACTCGCATCGTCTGAGGCTGGCGACGAACTATCAGCGCAGGCTGAAATTGCGCTATCCGCTGCGCTGAATGCAGTCGAGTCTGGCGATACAGTTGTTTCATCGGTCGGAATATCCGTTACCTGTTCGGCGTCGCTGTCTGAAGATGGCGACACGCTAACGGCAACTGCTTCGATCATCAGTGACTCGAACACGATCACTGCGGCATCAATGGTTCGTCTAGCAGAGATATGGGCAAGAATGGAACTTGATGCGACAAAGCCGCTTGTGACCAGTGCAACGCAATTGACCGTAGGAACAATCAGCCAGGATATATCTACTGGGGGCGCGGTGCGTACCGGATCGGCATTGGTGCCGACAATTGATCCTGACACGATGATTGCTGAGGTATGGCAACGCTTGGGGCTTGATCCTGACAACGCCTTAACGCAGACCAACACGAGCATTGATGTGGGGAATATTCACCTTACCGTTTCCGGCACTGATACTTTGACGGTGCAGCGTGTCTAATCCGCGCTCGGTAGTCTCGTTCGGCATCGGCTTTGGTGCGCTCGCCATTGCATCTATCGGCCTGCTGCCGATTGCGGTGGAACAAGATTCATCGGGCGGAATGCTCAAGGTGGCGCAGCAGCGTCAGATCATCGCCAAGGAAAGTGAGCGCCTATCCAAGCAGCGCAAGCTGGCGCAGGAACAAGCCGAAGCACTGGAGCGGCTTGCACGAACTGAAGCCGAGCGGAATGCCGAAGAAGAAACAGAACGTCAGTATGCTGATCTGGTCGCAAGGCTTTCCGTTGTTGAGACTGAAGAACTACCGGCGCCGGTAGAATTATCGCCGGATGCGATTGAGAAACTTGAAGCCATCTCCAAGCGTTCAATAATCGCCGAAACCTATACAGATCGCACCGCACATGTACAGAAAACCGCAGAATCTATACAGGTTGCTGACGATGACGAGGCAATGGCGCTAATTATGATCCTGGCGGAAATAGACTGATGGCGACCGCAAACGAGAAGCTGCAAACCGCAACTATCGACCACGCGCACGACATAATCAGGTATCAGAATCAGGTCGTCTATAAGGTCATCGCGCTACTCAATCGCACGGATATTGATCTGGTCGCACAATTGACGGCGGCATTGCAGCAGCTTCCGGTATCGCAATTCACCGTAGAGCGGCTTGATTCGCTTCTCGCCTCAGTGCGCCAGATCAATGCAGTTGCTTATCAGAAAATCCGCCACGAACTAAGCGCAGAACTCGCTGATCTGGTCGCCTATGAACAAGGCTATCAGCAGCAGCTATTCCAGAATACGCTGCCAGTTGCGTTTGAAGTCGCAACGGTGCCAGTAGCGCAAGTTGTATCTTCTGCGATGGCCAGGCCATTCCAGGGCCGGCTGCTGTCGGAATGGATGGCCGGATTGGAAGCCGAGAAAGCCGCGAAGATTCGGGACGCCATCCGTATCGGCTATGTCGAAGGTCAGACGATACAAGAGATGGTGCAGCGCATCAAAGGAACCAAGGCGCGGCAATACCAGGATGGGATACTAGAGATCACGCGCAGGAATGCCGAAACTATCGTGCGCACAGCCGTCAGTCACACGGCGAACCATACTCGGCAGAAGTTCGCAGAAGCCAATGATGATCTGGTCAAAGGCTGGAAATTTTTGGCTACGATGGATTCTAAGACCTCCATAACGTGCGCAGCTTTGGATGGTCAGGTGTTTCCTGTTGGAAAAGGGCCGCAACCTCCTCGTCACCCGAATTGCCGGAGTACGTCTGTACCGATTTTGCGCAGTTGGAAAGAGCTAGGCATCGACCTGAAGGAATTTCCTGAAGGCACCAGGGCTGCCTATGATGGGCAGGTTCCAGCGAACATAACCTATAATGAATGGCTGAAGGGTAAGGATTCAACCTTTCATGACAAGGTTCTAGGACCAACTCGCGGCAAGCTGTTCCGCGAAGGCATGCCGGTTGATCGCTTCGTGAATAAGGCCGGCGATAGGCTGACATTGGACAAGCTGCGCGAACGTGACGCTGAATACTTCAGGAAGGCCGGGATATGACCGAAGATGGATATTACTGGCTGATAGAAAAAGACTGCGAGCCGGCAATCGTTGAGATTATTGGTGACTCCATGCTTATGACTGGCGAAAAGTCATTCTACAAAGAAGACGGCGTGTGGCGTGATTTATGGGATACGCTTGAGATTGTTTCTCTAATTGGGCCGATTCAGCCGCCAAATGCTTAAAGTAGTCGCCGACAACGCCGAACCAGACAAGCCGAAGCGCGTTCGGCTGTCGTCTGTATCGCCGCGCTGCCCGGTCTGCAAATCGAACACATGGATTATGGTCAATGTCGGGCCGGCGAATGTAATTGCCGGGACGAAGCCGGTTAGGTAAAGGTGCTGCGTGTTTTGTCTGAGCCAAGGGAATGTGACAACGTGGTAGTTGCATTCCGCATAACACAATGCTAGGATACTGACGCGGCGGATTCGTTCGCCCAAAGATTACCAAGGCCAGCCTATAGCTGGCTTTTTTGTTGTAGGAAATGACGAAGCCGCCGAGTGTTACTAGCACCGGGCGGCTTCTAGCCAATCAGATCGTTAGGAGATCATCATGGGTAGCGAATTTAAGCATTGTTCTGTTGAAGGTTGCAACAACAACGCTCATTACAAAGCGCGAGGCGCTACTGGGCTTTGCTGTGCGCATTACAAAAAGAAGATTAAGTACGGCGACGCCGGTCATGTTCGTTCTAGCAGAAGCGTGACGATGGACTGGATAAAAGAAAACGTCGGATACTCGCTTGATGAGTGCCTAATCTGGCCGTTTTTCAGAACCAAGCAAGGGTATGGGAATATTGGTTCTTCCAGTTTTTCATCTGCTGCACATCGCGTAATGTGCATGATGGCACATGGGTATCCTGAGAATACTGGACTAGACGTAGCGCATTCATGTGGCAACGGCCATCTAGGATGCGTAAATCCTAAGCATCTGCGATGGGATACTAGGTCAGGAAACTTCAAGGATAAGCTGGCACACGGAACAGACAATCGCGGAGAAAAAAGCCCATTGGATAAACTTTCCGAGTCCGACGTGATTGAGATACGGAAACTTCGCGGCAAGGTTACACAGCAATCATTAGCCGATAGATTCGGCGTTGATCCATCGAATATATGCAAAATTCAAAGAGGGGTTAGCTGGTCGTATTGATTACCAATTAACGCTCTGAGCCGGCCACTGGCCGGTTTTTTTTCGCCTGCAATTTTTGGCAGAAAGCCAAGGTTGCAGTTCGGGCAGTAAGCCCAAAACTTTTGAACAGGAAGTTCACAAATGGAACTAGTGCTTGATGAGAAGGGCAATGCAGTATTGAAAGACGGGAAGCCGCTTTATCGTCATCCAGACGGCAAGGAGATCGTGTTTGATGCTGGACAAGCATTTAGCAAGATAGGCCAATTGACCGGAGAAAATACTGCATACAAAGCGCGTTTCACCGAAGCCGAAACCAAGCTTAAATCGTTCGACGGAATCGCCGATCCAGATGCTGCACGGAAGGCACTCGATACAGTCTCGAATCTCGACCACAAGAAACTGATCGACGCGGGCGAGGTGGAAAAGGTCAAGGGTGAAATCACTAAGGCTTTCCAAGCTCAACTTGACGAAGCGAACGGCAAATCCAAGACGCTTGAACAGGCGCTCTACGGTGAAAAGGTGGGCGGGGCATTTGCCCGGTCCAAGATGATCGCCGAAAAGCTCGCCATTCCTGCTGACATGGTGCAAGCCCGTTTCGGTCAGGCGTTCAAGATCGAGGACGGCAAAACGGTTGCGTATGACCCGTCTGGCAACAAGATTTTCAGCCGCGCACGACCTGGAGAACTGGCCGACTTCGACGAAGCACTCGAAACACTCATTGAGCAGTACCCGTACAAGGAACACATCCTGAAAAGCTCCGGCGCATCTGGCGGCGGAGCACAGGGAAGTGGTTCCGGTGGCGGTGGAAAACAAACACGCACGCGCCAGCAGTTCGAGCAAATGATGCCCGCAGATCGGGCCAGTTTCGCAAAGGACATGAAGGAAGGCCGCGCATTGATTACTGATTAAAAGGAGTTACACAAATGGGCGCTCTTACCCTTACCAGCCTTATCCCCTCGATTTACGAGGCTATGGACGTTGTTTCGCGTGAAGCTGTCGGCTTCATTCCTGCGGTTGCCCGCGATTCGCAAGCCGCTCGCGCTGCTGTCGGCCAGTCCGTCATTTCGCCGGTTGTTGGTGCGATGTCTTCGGAAAACCTGACCGCTGCCGCGTATGCTGCCGACACCCCGGCGCAGACGATCAACAACGTGCAGATGACCATCTCCAAGGCAAAGTCTGTTCCGTTCGGTATCACCGGAGAAGAAACCGTCGCACTGAACAGTGCAGGAACCTTGCAGACGATCAACCGCGACCGCATCGCTCAGGCAATCCGTACCCTGACCAACGAAGTCGAGGCCGATCTGGCCGCGCTGCATGTCGAAGCCTCGCGTGCTTATGGCACCTACAACGGAACTCCGTTTAGTTCAGCTGGCGTCCTTACCGACTTCGCCGAAGCCCAGCGCATCCTTGACGAAAACGGCGCTCCGCAGTCCGACCGCCATATCGTGCTGTCTTCCACCAACGTCGCCCGGCTGCGTGGCGTTCAGTCGGTGCTGTTCAAAGTAAATGAGTCCGGCACCGATTCCATGCTGCGCGAAGGTTCGCTCGGTCGCGTCGAAGGTCTGGACATTCACTACTCCAATGCCGTGAAGAAGGCCGTCACTGTCGGCACCGTCACCGCAACCGTCGACGCCACTGGCTACGCTGTCGGATCGACCAGCTTCACCCTGTCGGCTGCTGCTGTCGCGTTGCTGGCTGGTGACATCATCACCTTTGCCGGCGACACGAATCAGTATGTCGTCAAGACTGCTGTTTCTGGCACTGGTGGCACGCTGGTTATCCAAGAGCCTGGCATCAAGGTCGCCATGTCTGCGGCAACCAAGGCAATCACCGTGATTGCTGCAACTGACCGCAATATGTACTTCCAGCGTTCGGCCATTCAACTGGCTACCCGCGCCCCGGCCATGCCGGAAGAAGGCGACGCTGCCGATGATGTCATGCTGGTGACTGATCCGGTGTCTGGAATCACGTATGAATTCGTGATTTACAAACAGAAGCGTCAGGTTCGCTATGAGGTCAATTTGGCGTGGGGCGCAAAGGTTATTGCACCGCGTCACTGTGGCCTGCTCATCGGAGCCTAATGAAGCACGGGCGGGGCTTCGGCTCCGCCTATTTCCAAGGATAGATAAATGTCTGCTGTTCCTGTTGTGCGCATTGTTTGGCCGGCTAATGAGGAATACGGAGGCTTCGTTGAAATCAACGAGTCCGACTTTGATCCTGAAAAGCATGTGTTGTTCGACCAGTGCGCAGAACCGGAAAAGCCGAAACGCGGTCGCCCGCCGAAAGCGAAGGTTGAAGAATGAGCCTTATAACGGAAGATGGAACAGGCCGCGATGACAGCGAGAGTTATGTCACTGTCGCCTATGCCGACAATTACGCAACTGCTCACGGCCTGACCGCATGGACTGGCACGGATACCGTCAAAGAGGTTGCGCTACGCAAGGCCACACAATATATCGACACGTCCTACAATTTCCGCTCTGCCAAGTCATACCAATACCAGGCGCTTGAATTCCCGCGCCAGTTGTGGGATTGGGACTTGTCGCCGGAAATGTCGCGCCTGTTCGCGGCAACCGTTGAACTCGCAGTTAAGGCACTGACTGAAAGCCTGTTTGCCGATGTAGAACCTAACGTGGTCACTCGCGTGACGGTTGGACCAATCACGAAGGTGACTGAGCCGAGATCGACCGCCGACCAGAAGCGATTCGCCAATGTGGATGCACTGCTTAAGCAACTGACGACTGGCCTTGGTGGCGTCTCCGTGGTGCGTGCATGACATTCTATTCAGACATGGCGACCACTGCCGACGAACTCATTACCGAGTTCGGGCAAGCCGTCACGCTGAAGGTATCCGCTGGCGCTGCTTATGATCCTGAAACCGGATCAAGCGTCGTCACCTATGCCGACCAATCCGGGCATGGCTGCGTCGTTGATTTCGACAAGAAACTGATTGACAGCACGAAAGTACGCATCGGTGATAAGCTGGTATTGCTGTCGCCGCTTGGCATCTCCGAACCGAAAGATGGCGACCAGTTGGTTATCGGTGCCGAGACTTGGCAACTTGTCCCGCCCGTGACTGTGACCGCGCCGGCTGGCATTGCGGTACTGTATGAAGTCCAGGTGCGCAAATGACCTTCGCGCTTGATCTGAGCAAGGCTATCGAGAAGGCGAAAGACAAGGCCGAACTGGTCGCACGAAAGATCACGCTTGAATTGTTCAGCGCCGTGATTCTTAAAAGTCCGGTCGACACCGGGCGCTTCCGGGCGAACTGGAATTGCTCGATTGGCTCAATGGACAAATCGACCAGCGCAGCAACCGACAAGGAAGGTTCAGGTGCCATTGGTCGCGTTCGTGCAGAAGTCATGAAATACACGCTAGATGGCAGAAGCATCTTTCTGGCGAACTCGCTACCGTATGCCGAGCGCCTTGAAAATGGATGGTCAGATCAAGCGCCGCAAGGCATGGTCAGACTGTCGATAATCGAAACTAATAACGCAATCAGCAATGTCTGATAAAACCATACGCGCCGCGCTAGAAGGCCGTCTAGCCACATGGGCTGCCACGCAATCGCTCACGGTGCAATATCAGAATGTGCCGATCAACCAGCCGACAACAACCTATCTCCGCGCATGGTTCATGCCGGCAAATCGCGGCAGCAAAGATTTAGCCGGTCTGCATGTGCTGTATGCCGGGATATTCCAGATTGATGTAGTCGGCGTTGAGAATGTCGGCACGGGTGCCGTGGCAACGATAGTAGAAGCCATCGCTGCGCAGTTCCCCAATAACCTGCTGATCGTCAAGTCAGGCTTGACGGTTCGCATTGTTGCACCGCCGTCGCCAAAGACGGGCGAATACGAACCGGGCCGCTATGTGGTCAAGGTGTCGATTCCGTACCGCTGCGACACGATTTAGCTACTAATTTGCATAGAGATTAGTAGAAATTGAACAGAACCCGCTCCGGCGGGTTTTTTAATGCCCGCAAGGGCGCAATCGAGTCGCGTAAGCGGCTTTTTTTTCGTCCTTTGAAAGAGAAAACCATGAAATCGAAACCGCTCCAAATGATCGCGCTTGCTGCGCTTTCCATCCTTGCTTGTGGCGTTGCGCAGGCCGCCGGCTTTGACGTTGCGACGTTCGCAGCAGAGAACAAAGAACTGCTGATGGGCTTTGGCTTGCTCGGCAGTGTGAAACTGCCAAACGGCACTACGTTTGCCATCGCTACCGCCTACGGTGCTTCAAAATCTATGTCGGCTGTCACCAATGCCGATCCTGGCGTTGCTACGCTTGAAGTTTCGCACGGGATCGCAACCGGCGAATTCTTCGAAGTAACTTCTGGCTGGTCGCGCCTGACCAACAAGATCGTCAAGGCTGGCACCGTTGCCACTAATGATGTGCCGTTGCTCGGCATTGATACCACCCTGACTTCGATCTATCCGTCCGGTTCCGGCACTGGCACCGTGCGCGAAATCACCACCTGGACACAAGTCGCGCAGGTGCTTTCCTCGCAGACTGACGGCGGCGAACAGCAGTTCGTTACTTACCAGTTCCTAGAATCCGATGCCGAGAAGCGTATCCCGACCGTAAAATCTGCTGGCGGCCTGACGCTTTCCATTGCTGACGATGCCACGCAGCCGGGTTATATCGCACTGTCTGAAGCCAATGATGACCGCCTGCAACGTGCTGTGAAGGCCACGCTGCCGGATGGCTCCGTACTGCTTTACAACGCGTATATCTCGCTGAACAAGACGCCATCCATGTCCATCAATGAAATCATGGCGTGCGAATGTACGTTCTCGTTCCTGGCCGAGCCGGTGCGCTACTGATGTTCAAAATCAAGGCTAATCCGACCTTCCCGGCCACGGTCAAAATCCGTGCGCCGGGTGGCGAAGTTCAGGAATTGCCAGTGGTCTTTCGCCACAAGCGTAAGGACGAAGTTAAGGCGTTCTTCGAGGAAGCGTCGGCAAAGGATAAATCCGATGTCGATTGCATCCTTGAACTGGTCGAATCATGGAAAGCCGATTCTGACTTGTCCAAGGATTCAGTTGCCGAGTTGCTGCAAAACTATCCGGCCTCTGCCCATGCAATCTTCAACTGCTACATGGCGGAACTGATCGACGCCCGCTTGGGAAACTGAGGGCGCTTTCCCGAAAGCTCAACGAAGACCAGCCGACTGACGCGGAACTCGCTGCGGTCGGCTTGAAGCGTTCGGATTTCGGGGAAGCGGATAGCGTTGATGTCTGGCCGGAGAACATGCCCGTATTGCGCCTGTTTGATGCGATGCGAACCCAGTGGCGCGTCGGCTACTCAGGCGCTTACGGCATGGATTACTCGGCGCTTCCGGCGGTAATGGACTTGCTCAATATCGACGATAGGCAGTGGGCGTTTGAAGGATTCCGTGTCATGGAAGACGAAGCCCTGCGAGAAATGCACAAGGATAAATGATGGCTGAGAACATTACGACGCTAGGGATTGAGGTAAAAACCTCTGGCGTACAGCAAGCCGCGTCCGACCTGCAAAAGCTCTCCACATCTGCAAAATCGACTGAGCAATCCACTAGCGGCATGGTTTCTGCGCTTGATCGCGTCAATTCGCAGATCAAAGCAATGGGCGACAAGGCAAAAGGTGCCAGCAATGCCGCACAAGGTGCATGGAAAAGCATTGAAACAGGTATTAAACCTGTTGAGCATGCAGTTCAAAAGGTTGCCAAGAGCTTTGACGAAGCCGCTAAGTCTGCCGAAGGTTTTGGTGCTTCGTCTGCTGCCGTCGCAAAGGGCGGAGTGGCTGCCTTTGCCATCATCAAGGCATGGGAGATGGTCGCTGCCAATATCGGCAAGGCCATCGAAGCCGCCGACGAATACACGCGCATTGAGTCGCGTTTGCGTCAGCTTTCAGGCGGTGCCTCAGGTGCGGTTGAGTTGCAGAAAGAACTCTATACCGTAGCGCAGGAGTCGCGTCAGAGCTTCGTTGAACTGGCAAACACCTATGCGCAAGTCGCACGGGCTACGCAAGACCTCGGGATTTCTCAATCCGAGCTAATGAACATTACGAAGACCGTTTCACAAGCGGTTTCTTTGTCAGGTTCAAGCACCCAGGCCGCACAAGCGGCAATGGTTCAATTCTCGCAGGCGATGGCATCTGGCACGCTACGCGGAGAAGAGTTGAACTCCATCATGGAACAGACGCCAAGACTTGCGCAGGCCATCGCGCAAGGCATGGGAATTGGCATCGGAGAACTGCGTAGGCTTGGCGCACAAGGCGAACTGACCGCGCAACAGGTGCTTGGTGCAATCGCCAAGTCAGCCGGTGATATTGACCGAGAATTCAAGTCAATGACGCCGACCGTTGCCGATGGATTTACCAAGCTCGGCAACTCGGCAAAGAACTTCATTGATGTTCTGAATGATGCTACCGGCGCATCTGAAGCTCTATATCGCGTTCTCAATTCGCTATCCGGCGCGATGGATTTCACTGCGAAGAACGTAGCGACTGGCGTACAAAACGCAAAGACCGGCGTACTAGAAGCCGAGATAGGGCGACTGAAGAACCAGATTGGATCACTTGGTAAAGGTGATTTCCGTCTTTCTAGTCTGCAATCGCAACTAGACGCAAAACAAGCAGACCTATTCAAGGCGCGAGGCTCAAGTCTCGCTGGCGGCGCAGAAATGCCAGTGCTGCAAAATCCTGCCGCCAAAGGCCCGAGTGCTGACTATCTGGCATTGACGCAGAAGATGTCAGGCGTATCTCAGGATTTCCACAAGCACCTGAAGGTGCTGAACGCCGAATACGGGCGCACAGGAAACCTTAAGAACTATCAGGCCGAAGTCAAAAAGCTGATCGAAACCGAAACGCAAATCGGCAAGGAATCCGCTAAAAAGCCAAGGTCAGGCGGCGGTGGTCGCATCGTCGGACGAGAATCAGACGAAGCAAAAGCCTATGAGCAGGCGCTCAAGGCAATCGCCTCGGCAAAAATCAGCGCCGAAAAATCCACACTCAGCTTGACCGCTGCGGAATCTGCTTTGTTCGATTTGCAAAAGTCTCCGGTGTGGGCATCCATGCCGGAAACGTGGAAGCAGACAGCTATCGAGCAATCCAAGTCCGTCGCCGAATATGAACGCGTTATCAAGTTCATGAAGGATGTCGAAGCCCAGGAACAGGCAAATCAGAAAGCCTATTCCGCGACGATTGACCATATCGCAGACTTGGAAAAGCAGGCCGACCTATACGGACTAACGGCCAGCCAGATCAATCAGGTCAATATTTCCAGAGAAGAGGAAGCGATTGCACTTGCCAGTTCCAGAGGGGCGTATGCCGAGCATATCGCCTTCATGGAAAAGGACTTGGAGCTTAAAAAGCAACTCGCGGTTTCTTACGAGAAAAACGATGTAAAGCGGCTGATCTCCGGCACTGATTCCGAGGTTGCAAAGCGCAAGGCCGCTGATATTGCAACGCTAGACCGCGCAAGGGCATCCGGTGAAATATCAGGCAAGGTTTATCAGGAAGCTATTGATAAATTAGAAAGCGCCGGAAAGGCTGTTAGCGAACTCGACGAATTCACCAAGCAAGCCGCACGCAACATGCAGGATGCAATGGCCGACCTGTTCCTTAATCCGACCAAGGATGGAATGGATTCACTGGTCGAGTCGTTCGGCAAGACGCTACAGAAGATGATCGTCCAAGCAGGTTCGGCGCAACTGATGAATATCATGTTCGGCGACATGGGCAAGACGGGGAAGATCGAAGGAGTTTTCGGTGACGTAATAAAGTCAATGAAAGATATATTTACCAGCAAAAGAGGTGCAACAACTGGCGGTGCAGCCGCAGGTGTTGGGGCCGCTGGCATTCTTCCCGGCGAATGGGATTGGTTGGATGGCGCAATGAAAGACATGCGGGTTGATATGAAAGGCGTGTTAGATCAAATAAGCAAGTCGATGAAAGATGTTTTAAGCAGCATCTCAAGTTCGTTTTCTTCAATTGATTTCGGGTCAGTTGCATCGTCATTTATTGGCTTGTTTGCTGCGAATGGTTATGCGTTCAACAACGGGCAGGTTCAGAAATTTGCCAATGGCGGTGCGTTTGGAAACGGACGCATCCTGACACATCCGACCATGTTTGCGATGGGCGGAACCTTCGGCGTTGCCGGAGAAGCCGGGCCGGAAGGCGCTTTACCTTTGAAGCGAATGAGCAACGGCAAGCTAGGCGTCCATATGTCAGGCGGCGGCGGAATGA